GGCGGGGGAAAGGTTCACGGTGATGCGCTTGGGCGGCAGCGACAGGCCGATGGCTGCGATGGCGTTGCGCACCCGCTCCCGGCTTTCCGCGACCGCCTTGTCAGGCAGGCCGACGACGATCAATGTATAAGCGCAAACACTGATTAACGATTGCAGCGTTAAGGTGTTTGAATGGACGCGATTATCTATATCCGCTGGTCGTCGTTGGAGCAGACCAAGGGTGACAGCTATGCCCGCCAAATCAACCGCTGCACCAAATTCTGCGCTGACAAGGGCTACAACGTCCTTGAGACGGTAGTTGACGAGGGCAGGAGCGCCTACACAGGCGAAAATATCCTCACCGGCAACCTTGGTAAACTGGTCGAGCGTTTCGAGCGCAGAGAAGTCCCAGAGGCCACTCTGGTTGTCGTAGAACAGCTAGACCGCCTCACCCGATTGCCTGCGCTTGAGGTCGTTGGCTGGCTCACAAGGGTTTTCCCTACTGGCATTAGATTCGTCACCGCCGACCGTGGCACGATGGTCAGTAGGGCCGCGATGGAGGCCGATCAACTCAGCTTCATGAGCCTCATCTTCGACAGCTTCCGAAGCCATGGCGAGTCGAAGCGCAAAAGCGACCTACTTCTCGATAGCTGGCAGAACCGGCGTAACGATGTCGTAGAAGGTAAAAAGCGGAACATTACCGGGGTTTGCCCGGCCTGGCTCCGATGGGACGAGGAAGCAAATGAGTTCGTCGCCATCACCGATCCTGATCCGCACCTTGACCGCAGGCTGATCATCCAGCGCATCTTCGATGAGCGCGATGCAGGTGTCGGACACGCAATCATCGCCCGCAAGCTGAACGAAGATGGCATCCCGTCGTGGGGCGTCGGTAAGCGCAAAGCTGATGGCTGGCATCCAAGCTATGTCTACAAAATTCTTCACAACCCTGCTGTGATTGGAGAATTTCAGCCGCGCAGCAGGCGCAAGGGTGAAGTGACCGGGACAAAGATGGGCCAGCCCATTCCCGACTATTACCCTCGGATAATCTCGCCAGCGCAGTTCGAGCGCGTGTCAGCATCGAAGCAGGTCATGAATGTCGGGGGTGGCACAAAGGGCCGGATGAACCTCCTTGCTGGTCTTGTTTACTGCGGCGTGTGTAACCAGCGAATGATCTACTTGAAGAAGGCGAATGCCGGTCGAGCCAGAACCAACCCGAAAACCGGCACGGTGACGATCGATAAGAGCGAGGGCGTCTACCTCAAATGTAGCGGCGCTCACCGGGGCCACAGGTGCGATCACAAAGCCGCCTTCAATTACCACTGGATCGCGGAGGCCGTCCTAGACAACCTGCTCACCTCAGCACTCCGCGATGTTTATTTCGAGCAGCGCAGCGTCATGATCCAACTTGCCGACCAACTAGCTAGTGCTAGACGCGAATTGGAACGCTTTGAAGCGCAAGCGCAGACTGCATTGGATATGACGCTCGATCCGGCGTTCAAGCATGACCAGCGCGTCAAGCAGCGGTACATCGATGTAGGACGCCAAGCAGACCAACAGCGTGAACTCGTCAATGCACTGGACGAAAAGCTGTCACTCTCCAAGGGTCAGGTCAGCCCGGCCGAACATCTGAACCGGGTCGCCAGCGTTCGGACATCCATCGACAGTGAAGACGAGAAGGTCAGGGACGCTGCGCGAACGAAGGTCATGGATGCCTTTCAGCGTCTAATCGACCGGATCACATTCAAGCCTGATCGGACAGTCGAGGTATCCGCATTAGCAGGTAGCCTCGGTTGGCAGTTCGATGACAAGGGCAAGCTGGTAAACCGCTTTGATTTGACAGTCGGCCTTCATGAAGATCGGCTTCGCAACGGATTATTGCGCCGGGATAATGTGGATCGGCAGGACATTGCTCAGCAGATTGAGGAAATGAAGAAGCGCAGGCTTGAAGCCCTGTAAAGCCCTGCGATGCTCAAATCCAAAAAGAGCGCCCCAACTACATAGCGGGGCGCTTTTGCGTTCTACGGGCTTCTGAGGGGATCAGTGACGCGGAATTTCACGACATCATCCTCATGCCCCACTTCGATCCGGTAATGCGTCGGGTAACGCTCCACGTATAGCCGATGGCCATCGAACGAGACGCAGAACTCATCTTCCTCAAAATCCGGGCTGCATTCTACTTCTTCAAACATGAAGTCGGCCAGCTTGTTAAGGTCGATATCAGTCTGTGCAAACATGTCGGGCACTCCGTCTTGCGTTGTGCCGTCCTATCAATAGCCTCCTAGTTCAGAAGTCATCCAGTTTCCAGACTACCAGACCAGAAAAATGACTACAGAGCAGACCACTATTTTCTTGCTCTTTTGGCGAAATGGCATTGCATGTCCTTGGGCACAAAGAAAGGAAGTGCCCAATGGATTACCTTAAAATACTACGTCCGAAAGATGCCCAGCAACTTTCACTCAACTGCGAGGCACAGAAGAAGGTTCAGGGAACCACGAGAGAGATCGACTTCAAGCCGGTGGTCAAACTTCATATCCCCATGACCTACTGTATGTGGCTACTCAGTGAACTGGACGATGACGGGATGGCCTTTGGCCTATGCCAGATACATGTCGCAGAGCTTGGCCATGTGTGGTTGCCTGAACTGCTCGACATTGATGTCAAGGGCGTGAAGGTCGTTCAGGACTTGGCGTTCGTGCCCAAGATGACGCTCAGGGAATATGTGGATGCTGCGCGCCGAAACGGCGGGCTTTTGCTGCCCTGATAATAAATAGGAACGTTGGGGTAGCGTTTTCCTAGTTCGCTGCTCCAACGCTCCTTATATTTTGAGTGGACGTCGGAAGCCTCGGTGCAGAACCGGGGCTTCTTTTTGTCACTTGCTGGCAGGTTTCCGATCCAGAGCCGCCTTGATTGCGGCATCTGAAACGCCCTCGCCTTTCAGCTTGGCCTTGATCGCGGCATCATCCATGCCACCACGGCGGAAGCCACCCACGCGAATGTTGAGCCTGCTTTGATCGCTGAACGTGCGGGCGCCTGCACTTTTAGCTGTGCCTTTGATGCCCGCAGGCCCCTCCAGAACAGCATCCAGTTCCCCGGCAGCAACGGACTGCTTCAACGCGCCGACGAAGTCAGAGAAACGCTCTGAGGGGATATATAGGGTAGTCTCACCGTCGAGGGAAACTGGCGAGCCGTTGAACACGGGGCTGAATTCCACAACATTGTTCTGCGCCTTCCACATTTTGCGACCTTTGGTCGGTTCGGTGGCAAGGAACTGGCCGAGCGCGGTATCAAGGGACTTAGTGAAACGCGACCGCAGCTTTTCAGCAGCGCGGGGATCAGGCCCCTTTTTCTCAAATTCCTTCTTCAGCTTTGCATCCGAGAAGTCTTTCCAGCTTGCCATGCGAACCTCCTGTTATCAGTTGGCAGACTTCCTGCCGCACCGAGGCAAACAAGTCAAAAAGAAAGGGAGGCACAACGGCCTCCCTTGGATTAAAGTGTGCTGCCGCCTTTAAGCGGTCTTCTTCGCCGACCGTGTAGCCCGCAGCTTATCGCGGCGTTCTTCCATCCCCTTGTCGGCTTCCGCCAGTTGAGCGTCGAATTTGCCCTTCTCAACCTCCGACTTATAATGGTTCATGGCCGCATCGAAATGCTCGGCGGGAACAACGACTTTGGTTTCCTCCCCATTGAGCTTCAAGGGCTTGTTACCGATCCGCAATGTCAGGCAGACCTCCTTCTGTCCACGAACAAACCAGCGCCGACCTTCCTTTGTGGGGTTAGCATAGAAGTCCAACTGCCGTTTGATGCCGTCGAGCAAGATCGCCTTTGCGGTGCGATCCTGATTTGCTTCCCCGGCGAACTCTGCCGACTTAGCAGCGGAAACAATCATCGCGGGATTAAAGTTAGCCATTGCATATACTCCGATCTGCGTAGGCAACGTCGCCCACTCCAATCGTATGCGTTCAGGTGATCCGGCAATCATCCACTCTTTGACATTGACAATCAGAAAGATTGGAGGAGCCATCCAACTAAGTAGAGCATGTCCTGCCTAACAACCGTCAAGATCATCTGCGATCCCGATCACGCCAGACTATCCGATGTCGCGGCATGGCTAATAGAAAAGCAAAAGATTGGCCACATAATCATGGCGACGACCGAGTTCGGCATTGACCTATCAACCATGAAGATATGGGTCGATGTCATATGCCGGTTCGTTGACCCAAAGGCAGCAATGGAATTCAAGCTGACTTTCGGCTGACCGCTATGCCCAATCTACCACCCAACTTCAATCATGGCGGCAAGAAGGTGAAGGCCGTTAGGAGCCAGCAATATGTCTATGACCATAACTGGCGCAAAGTCAGAGCAAGGCGATTAGCAGAAGAACCGTTATGCCGACATTGCCACGAGCGCGGCCACATCACACCCGCGACACAGGTGGACCACATCAAGCCGAGAGCAGATGGTGGCAAGGATGTTTACGACAACACACAAAGTTTATGCACCCCATGCCATGCCGCAAAGACAGCGGAAGAGAACCGGAGACGCTTTAGAATCTAATACCTAGCAATTCGCTCTCGAATACCAAGTCGCTTTCATCCCATAGCTGTTGAGCAAACATGATGTTGCCAACCACTTGTGGACCAAGAGCAGCAACGAGAAACAGCGCAAGGCAGATGCTTTGGAACTTAGACATTGTTAACCCTTCCCTCATGAACAACTAGGCCCACTACTTACTGCCGTGCCGCACATCGCGTCTATCAATGACTGCGAAATCTGGTTGACATTGTGAAGCAGCGTGGTTGCCAGACTTACGGAAGGCTTTGGACAGTCTGGCAGTAGATCGAGGGGGCGCCTATTTTTCTGCTCAGGGGCCTCTATAGCAACAACCCCCCAACACAAAAGATGCCAGTGCGAATTAAACAGTTTTGGGGTCAGGCGTGCCGATCCGCAGGGATGCCGGATGGCTTCTATTACTTCGGTCCAGCGCACATCATGTCAGCTTTGGCTCCACCTACGATGCGAGCGAGAAGCTTTGTATCTGTGTCAGCACCGGTGAATTGATCTGACCGGAATAGAACCTGATAGTGCCCCATAAAATATGGCTTCCCAGTGTCGTAAACGTAGCCGATCCCACGATAGTTTGAATTACGCGATGTCAGTTCATACCGGATGACCGAACCAAGACCGGGCACTTCCACATTGCCCCGGAAATGGACAATGTCGGCGTCGCGCACGGGGTCTTGCACAAAAATATCCGTCCATAACTGCCCACCAGAAAAATACAGCGTATCCGTCGAGCCCATTCTAGTTAACTTCTCGCCTACGTTTACCGGCACTGCGATGCCGGGGCGGCATGCGGTATATGGGCCGAAATAATCATGAGGGTAGATCAGCGGCGGAGTCATTGAATTTGCAGGCGACGTTGCCACAGCAATCAGGCCACCCAGCGTCACGCAGAAACATTTGACCAAGTCCAGCATCGTTACAGAGTGCTCTCAGAAACAGGTTGCCGTCAACTTGGGAATCGGCCGCTATGAAGCATCATCGACATGCCTCAACATCGGTCTGATTTCCCGCCGCAATAAATACCTGAATGCAGCGTGGACCCAAGAAGAAATCCATAGAAGAGAAAAAGGCAGTCGGAAGCTATCGCCCTTGCCGCGATGATCCGACCATCATTCTATCCGCGATTGTCATTCCACCCAAGATGCCAGACTATCTCCCTGCTGCGGCTCAGGAGGTATGGCACGAGGAACTTGATCGCGTTACCCAGAGCGGCACCAGCAATCTCGATAGTTCGCTATTCGCAGATTATTGCTGCCTCGCCGCGATTGTCCGCGCTGCCTTCAAGGCTGGCGAAGTGCCCAAGGGCAACCAGCTTGTCGAACTCAGGAAGCAGCGAGAACTTTTAGGCATTGGTGGCGCCCCATCACGAGCGCAGCGCAGCAAGGTTGCCGAACCCGACACCCGCAACGAGTTCGCCAAACTCCTCGGTGAATAACCGATGTGGCTTGAGGGCGACGGTCATTTCACGCGCATCGCTATTAGCTATGCCGAGGGCGTAACCGCTGGCAGCATCCTTGCCTGTCAGCAAATCCGGCAGTCCTGCCAGCTATTCCTCGACGACATCGACGGCGATGAATGGGAGTTCAAGCCCAAGGCGGTCGAACGCGTCTGCAAATTCATCCAGCTTCTACCGCATAGCAAGGGCCAATGGGCCAGCAAACGCGAGACGATCCGGCTTGAGCCGTGGCAGGTATGGGTGCTGGCCGGGATCTTCGGCTTTGTCCATCCTGACACCCAGTATCGCAAAGTCACGGAAGCGCTGCTGCTCATCCCGCGCAAGAACGGCAAGTCCACCTTCGCGGCGGGCATCGCCACCTACATGGCCTTCCTCGACAATGAGGCTGGCGCGGAAGTCTGGATTGGGGCGAACAGCAAGGACCAGGCTGACGCCTGTTTCGAGCCTGCCCGCCAGATGGTGCTGCGCTCTCCACAATTTATGGAGGCCGCTGGCATCGAGGTTCATGCCAAGTCCGTGTTCAGCCCCGGCACCGGCTCCTTCATCCGGTCGATGATCGGCAAGCCCGGCGACGGTTCCAACCCGCATTGCGCGATCTTGGACGAGGCGCACGAGAATGACAGCAGCGAACAATATGACACGATGAAAACGGGCATGGGTTCCAGAACCCAGCCCTTGCTGCTCACCATCACCACGGCGGGCTTCAACGTCGCCGGCCCCTGTCGCCAGCTACAGGTCGATGCCGAACTCGTCCTGGCGGGCATCGTCAACAACCCCAGCCTGTTCACGGCGATCTTCACCATCGACAAGGAGGATGATTGGACGGATTTCAACGTCTGGAAAAAGGCCAACCCCAATTTCGGTGTCAGCATTCAGGAGAATTATCTCCGCAACCAATATGAGGACGCCCTCAACAAACCGGCCAAGAAGGCCGCGCTGCTCACCAAGCATCTCAATGTCTGGGAAAATTCGACAAGCGGCTGGCTGGACATGCGCGCATGGTCGGCATGCCGTTCGGACAAGACACTGGCCGATCTCGCGGGCCTGCCTGCCTTCGCGGCCTATGACGTATCGACGCAGACCGATATTTCCGCGCTCGTCCTGTGCGTGATGGACGGCCAGACGCCCTATTTCTTCCCCTTCTTCTTCCTCCCCGAAGGCGCGGTTCAGGGCAGCAAGAATGCCGATGCCTATCGTGGCTGGTCGAGCGGCGGCCATATCGTCCTGACACCCGGCAATGCGACGGACTTTTCCAGCATCAAGGAACAGTTCGCCAAGCTGGCCAGTCAGCTCCATATCAAGGGCGTGGCTTATGACCCATGGCAGGGGCATCAGTTCGCGCAAGAGATTCAGGATCAATATCCCAGCATTGAAGTCCGAAAGTTCGCGCAGAACATCGGCAACTATAATCCGGTGATGTTGGAATTCGAGGCGTTAGTCGCGGACAACAAGCTGCGTCATAGCAATAACCCCTGCATGAACTGGATGGCTGGCAATGTCAGCATCCGTGCGAACTCAGCCAATCACCTCTTCCCCAACAAGCCCGATAAGCAGCACCACCTAAAGATCGACGGCATTGTAGCCGCACTCATGGCCTATGCCATGAAGATGAATGAACCTGAGTTAGTCACTCCGGGCATCGACTGGCTCTGATCCGGCAAACTGCCCTCCGCATAAATATCAACAATAAAGGAGACGGGCAGAAAACATACATGTCAAAGCTATTAGACTTTCTTACCGGCGGACTTGAGTTCAAGTCTCTCGCGCCAATCAGGCGCAGAACATTAGACGAGATTGGCCGCGCCATTGAGGCCGGACAAGCTGGCAGACTGCTGGACCCCGCCGACAGCAACGCGCTCTATTCAACTGCGGTTCTGTGTATCGTTCGCGTCATTGCAGACGGCATCGCACAGGTTCCGTTCCGACTGCAAAAGAGCGGCACTGGCCGCCGTGGTGAAGATGCTACGGACCACCCCGTCTACGAACTTCTTCGTCATGAACCGAACGAATGGCAGACCTCTTATGAGTTCCGCGAGCAGTTTGCCATCCATGCAGGCCTGACCGGCAACGCCCATATCTTCATCAATCGTGATGGGCGCGGTGTCCCGCAAGAGCTTTATGCCTTTCTGCCCGGCTCAGTGACGACCGTTCAAAACGACGACATGTCGATCAGCTACCGCGTCGCCACCGAAAAGGGCGCGTATATCGACGTTCCCGCGTCGGACATGTGGCACATCAAGGGGCCAAGCTGGGACGGCGTTGTCGGTCTGAATGCTACCAAGCTGGCGCGTGAAGCGATCGGCCTCGCGTTGGCATCGGAGCAATTCGGCGCGAACCTGTTCAAGAATGGCGCACGACCAAGCGGCGTCCTTACCTCTCCCACGAACCTGACCGCAGACCAGAAGGCTGCGCTCAAGAAGGCATGGCAGGATCAATACAGCGGCGTTGGCAACGCCCACAAGACCGCCCTCATTGAAGGCGGCATCACCTTTCAGTCCATCGCGTCCACTGCGAACGAAGCGCAGTGGGTCGAAAGCCGCAAGTTCCAGATTGAAGAACTATGTCGCGCCTTTCGCGTGCTGCCTATCATGGTCATGCAGTCGGGGGCCACTTCCTACAATTCGGTCGAGCAGCTTCTACTTGCTCACCTCACCCATACATTGATGCCTTGGTACGAGCGCATTGAACAGTCGGCGCGCAAAGCTCTCCTGACGAAGGAAGAGAAGAAAACCGGATATTACATCAAGCTAGACAGCCGCGCACTTATGGAAGCGTCCACGACCGATCGCATGGCCTACTACAATGCCGGTCGAACCCAAGGCTGGCTCACCACAAATGAAATCCGCGAGAAGGAAGACCTTCCTCGCAGTGATGATCCGATGGCTGACAAGCTCATGCCAGCGGCAAATCTGTTTGGCCAGCAGGCAGCCGACACTTCCGAAACCAACATGGAGAAGCAGGACGAGAACAATGGCAACGCAGATTGAGAAGAAGACCGTAATTGGCTTGGATTGCAAACTAGCTGTTGAGGCAGTCGAGACCGACACCGACACAATGACGTTCAGCGGCTACGGCTCCGTGTTCGGCAATGTCGATAGCTATGGCGACATCATCGAGAAAGGCGCGTTCAAATCCAGTATCGAACGGCACTTGGACGCTGGCACCATGCCGATGATGTTTCTCAATCATCGCATCTACGACAGCCTGCCCATTGGTGCTTGGACCGCTGTTGAGGAAGATGACTACGGCCTCAAAGTGACCGGCGAACTGCTCGACACCAGCGATGGCTTAGATACCTACAAGGCGTTGAAGAAGGGCCTCATCAAAGGGCTATCCATCGGCTTCTATCCGGTCGTCTGGGAGATGGCGTCCAAATCAGACGAGTATCGCCGCACCATCACGGAAGTCGATCTTGTTGAGGTCAGCGTGGTCAACATGCCTGCCAATGGCAGCGCGCTTATCGCTGATGTGAAGTCCAACATTGAAGAAATGAGAATCCGCGATCTTGAACGTCTGCTTCGGGATCGCGGGCTAAGCCGCAAGGAAGCCGAAACTGTCGCGAGCCAGTTTGAGTCGAAGCGCTACTTGGCAGAGCGTGAACAAAAGCGCGTCGAGATGGCTGAACTCAACGCCCGTCTAAGCAGGCTGCTCGGCAAGTAAGAGCCACAGGCCAAACAATAAATAGAGGGAAGGCAAGAAGCAACTTGCTCAAGTGAGCCGCTACAGGGGCGATCCTGTCAATAGGTCACAACAATAAAAACAATCCTATTAACAGGAGAGAACATAATATGTCAGATGAAACTGATAAGACCGACGCTGTAGTAAGTGCATTTGAAGAGTTCAAGTCAACTTACGACGCGAAGCTGGAAGAGACTGGCCAAGCAATCACCACTCTCACCGATGCCGTAAACAACCTGACCGCCGCTGTTTCCAATGTGGAAGAAACCGTTGATACTGTCGCAGAAGAACAGAAGAGCATTTCTGTAAAGTCGGGTCGCATTGGCGCTCCTGCGATCATCACCAAGAGCAATTGGGGTCTTGAACTTCGCAACTATGTGGCGACCGGCCTCAACACCCGCGCGGTAACCACTCAGACTGGCGCGAACGCTGGCGTTATCGGCGCTGCTGGTGGCTATCTTGTTCCAGAAGAGTTCGACAAGAACCTCATCACTCTTGCTCAGGACGTTGCTCCACTACTTGCGGAGGTTGACGTTCAGTCCACCAGCACGCCAGATGTGAAAATCCACGTTGATCTTGGCGGCACTGGTTCGAGCTGGGTCGATGAAACCGGCATCAACGGCCTTTATGATCCAACCAACACCCCATCCTTCGCAGAAGTGTCCGTTCCTTTCGGCACCCTGTTCGCCAAGCCGCTGATTTCGCATTATGCGCTAAATGACGCCTATTTCGACGTTGAGGCGCTGGTGACTGACCGCGTTGCGACCAAGTTCGCAAAGGAAGTCGCTTCCTCGATCATCAACGGCACCGGCGTCAATCAGCCAAAGGGTCTGCTAACCCACACGACCGCAGCGACCGCTGACAGCGTTCGTGCGTTCGGCACCATCCAGTATATCGCTTCGGGTCAGGCTGCTGCTCTGCCAGCCGCCAACACCTACGCGAACAAATATATCGACATGGTGACGGCTCTGAACCCAATCTACCGCGCAAATGCGAAGTGGTATGCCCCGCGTTCGGTCGTCGGTGAACTCCGCAAGGTTCAGGACGCGAACGGCAATTATATGTGGCAGCAGTCGCTCATTCTGGGTCAGCCTTCCTCGTTCCTCGGCTTCCCTGTCGTGGAAGTGGAAGATATTCCGGGCGTTGCAGCAGGCTCGCTCAGCTTGATCTTCGGTGATCTCAAGCAGGCTTACCGTGTGTATGATCTGGTCGGCACCACCATGCTGCGCGATCCTTACAGCTACGATGCCTATATTGCGCTGAAGACCTCCAAGCGTTTCGGCGGCACTGGCGCCAACACCGAGGCGGTCAAGGTCATGAAGATCGCTGCTTCGTAAGCGATGGGCGAGACGACCTCGCAAACAAGAAAGCCCGGTCAGGAATGGCCGGGCTTTTTGTTGGTTACCGGTTTCTCACGTCCGTAGTGACGATCTCCAAACCGGGCGGAGGCGGCGGAGCTGGGGGTTGACTGCCCTGCAATTTAGCTTTTGCCGCATTGATCTGCTGGTCCGAAACAGCTTTGTCTGCCTTAAGTTGTTCAAGCAGCCCCTTGAGTTCCTTCAACTCCGACTCCGTTTTGGTCTCCGGAGACGCAGGAGCGTCAGATTTTGTCGAAACTACTTCCCCGGCTTTGATGGCAGCGCTGACCAGTTGTAGAATGTGACCGGGAGAACACACCGCTTGATTGTTGATGAGGTGCGTAACGGCCTGCGAATATGTTAACTTTGCATCTACTGTCTTGGAAGCCTCAAGCGCATTGTCTGCAAGTGCCTTTTGAATTAGCAGCCGTACAGAGTTTACGTTTTCCGCTCCGAACAAGTAGCGCTGTTCATAAATCCGAAAACCTGCCGATGCGGCGCTTGTGCCGAGCGACAGTGCAGTCAACACATCATTATTCGTATCGTCACCTTTCCCAATCAACGCTACTGCGCCCGTCAGCAAGGCAGTGACTGGAGCGAAAGTATCTCTCCATACATTCACTCTGCGCTGGTTATCCGATTTGGCCAAGATATACTTGTTGCAGCGAGCCTGAATGAGAGAAAATCCGGCATCCATGAATGCCCGTTGCTTGACAGGATCATTAGACTTCAGAGTAGGATTTGGTCCAGAAGTAAACGGTCTGGCCTCTTCAGCAGCGAGCTTAAACTGGAAGAGAAGTCCATCGCTCGTGGGACTGCTCCCATCGGCGTCGTTCACTTCCTTGGCCACGCCCACATCTGATATAAAGCTTGGGCGACCATCGTTTCTGGCGCATGCCGATGTCGCTAAAAGTGCCGCAATCAGGCCCGTTACGCTATGTAGTCTGCTCATGATTTTCCCCTGTTATCACGACGCGACCCTTTTTTCGGATCCGTAACAATTAGGGAACTCATTGTAAATGCTAGTGATCGACCAACATTAAGGCGGCTGTCCGTCATAACGGGGCGACCAAGGCAATAAATATCGGGGAGGTTCCCCGATGCAAAACACAATAAGCCGCGATCCCGATTATCTTGCCATCACCGTCGATGAAGCCAAACAATGGTGCCGCCTCGACACGGACGATGACGATGCCCTCATTGCCGGACTGATTGCGACCGCTACGAGCGCAGCAGAAGCCTACACCGGCCGCACCATCATTCCCGCGACCATCGAATTTTCCTTCGATGACGGCGATAAGCGATACCTGATCTCCACCGCACCCGTCATCGCTATTAGCGATGTCGAACTGATGGACGCAGAGGGCGTCAAAGAGGCCCTGCCGATCCCTGATAGCTATTGGGTGCTGCTGCGCGACAGCGGGGCCGTGCTGACGCTCGCAGGGGGAATGAGGGGCTGTCGCACGCTCGTCGTTACGTGTGACGCCGGATACGCAACTCCCAACGAAATTCCTGCGCCGATCAAGCAGGCGATCGCTGTCCATGTCGGCTCGTTCTACGCCAATCGTGAGGGCCAGGACATAGCAGCAGCCACATTCCAGAACTTGCTCAACCCGTTCAGGGTCGGTGTTCTGTGAAGGCGGGCGATCTAAAGCACCGCATCACGTTCCTGAGCAGCACGACGACCACGAATGACATTGGCGAGGTCGTTGAGAACGCCCCGGCTGAGGTCGCAACGGTCTGGGCCGCCAAATATCAGTTGACGGTCAAGGACATTACTCGCGCCGCCGGTCAGTCCGCGCAGGCAGAGGCAAAGTTCCTCATTCGCTACCACGCCGGCATCACAACAAAGATGACCGTCCAGCACAAGGGCGTCACTTACGCGATCACTGGCCTTGAAGAATATGAGGCGGGTCAAGGCTTGTTCGTGATGGTCCGCAGCATGACCGCATAAGCATCTGGATAAAGAGAACATAAAAGATGGCTGACAGACTACGCATTGAAATGAGGGGATGGGACGAACTCAAGAAGGGTTTGGAACAACTCGGCCCAGAACTAGCTACTAGGGCTGGCAAGTCCGCCATCCGTGCTGGCGCTAAGGCCCTTTCGGAAGAAGTGAAAGCAGCAACGCCTGTTGGCGATGATGACACTTCGCGCACCTACCGCAACAAGAGCGGCGAGAGTGTCACGGTCGACTACGGCCATATGCGCGACAACATCAAAGTTAAAATGGGGCGGCCGAAGAAGGCGTTCAATGTCGTGGCCATCGTTACGTTCGGCTCCGCGTTCTGGGCACGCTTCCTTGAATATGGAACTGTGAAGATGGCTGCGAAGCCATTTGCCAAGCCAGCGTTCGACAATGCGTCGATCATTGTTCTGGAAAAAGTCAAAACATCGCTAGGCGCTTCCATTGATCGCCTCGCAAAGAAGTATGGGAGGCGTTGATCATGGATAGCGCTTTCTACGCCGCTCTCAGCGCACAGACAGGAACCGTGAAAGTCTATCCGGTTCTCGCGCCCGATAATGCGGTCGCTCCATTCATCATATACCAGCGCACCAGCACCCAACGCGGGGTCGCACTTGATGGCTTAATCGGATTGACTTCTGCGTCATATCGTATCGATGTTTACGCAACCTCTCTCAAGGCAGCACAGCAGATTGCCGACGGCGTCGTGACCGGCCTTGCTGCTTATGGCGCAGCACCAATCAACTTTATCAGGATCGATAATGAGTTCGATGCTTCGGACCTATCCGGCGATCCCAAGTTGTTCCGAATGATCGTTGAAGTGACGGCTCACTTCACTGCCGACTAAAAAGAACGGCCCCAGTCTCCAACAAATAAATAGTTGGAAGCAAGCCCTGAGAGGCGAGCTACCAACTTTTGGAGGCTAAAACATAATGACAACCGCCGTAGAAACTCAGGGCACTGTCCTATCCATTGAAACTGCCACTGGCGTTTTCACCCCTGTTGCTAAGATCACCGACTTCTCCGCATTCAGCGGCTCGGCATCGGTCATCGATACAACCAACCTCGACAGCACTGCTAAAGAAAAGCTGATGGGCTTGCAGGATTTCGGTCAGGTATCCATCAACTTCCTTGTCATCCCGAATGATGCCGGTCAGGTCGCTCTTGAATCAGCCAAGGCTTCGCGCGCCCTCAAGAACTTCAAGCTACAGTTGAATGATACCGACAACACAACCTATGCCTTTTCCGGCTTCGTTATCAGCAAGCCACTGAACGGCGGTGTCGACGCAGCAGTCACCGGCTCGGCCACTATCGAAATCTCCGGCGACGTAACGGTGAGCTAATGGCAAAGCTGGCTACAAAATCGTTCTTGCTATCGCAAAAGCCACGTTCGACCGAACTGTTCATCCCAGAGTGGAATGCAACAATTCGCTTGGAGGCGTTCAATGTCGAACGTCGCGTGGCTTTCGTGACAACCCTTCAAGACAATGCCAAAGCGGTTCAGGCTCACAATGATGAGCCGAAAACCAACACTTATGTCGAACCTCTTGATGAGGCGATGGTTGGTATCGTGTTCAGTGTGGTGGATGGCAAGGGCAATCTGATGTTCTCCCTTGACGATATTCCAGCACTAAAGAAGCTTCCATATCAGCAAATCCAGAACATTTATCTTCATATGTTGTCCATGTCGCTTTCAGGTGGGAACATGCCGCAACAGGTTGAGGCCGAAAAAAAAGATTGATGGATAACCCGGAGAGGCTGTTCATTTGCCGACTAGCGTTGGCACTTGGCAAAAGCCTCTCCGAAGTTGCGGCCATGCCGCTGCCAGAATTCACCACATGGGCTGCTTATTACGAGCTTGAACCATGGGGTTGTCCAGTCGAGGACGAGCGTTCCAGAAATCAGCTTACGCTGTTCTACTCCGCTTATCGGGCTTCATCCGATACTCCTATCCCTACATTCTATGACAGATGGAAGCTGGAAGAGAAGACTGAGCCGGAACCGGAACGCCATCTCCACAACAAGATCAAAGGCTACTTTGAGGCATACGCCGAACGCCAGAACAAGAAGAACCCTGCATAGCCAATAAATACTCCGTAAGTTCTACGGAGTATTTTTATGTCACAGTTCGGCAGTCTCTACGCCAGCCTTTCTCTTGAGAGCGCATCATTCTTGAGCGGCATGAAGAAGGCCGCAGATGAAAGCACCAAGACATCGCGCATCATTCAAGGCTCGATGGACAAAGCCAGCTTCGCAGTCAAAGGTCTCGCTGCTGCCGTGGGCATCGATATGCTTGTTGGCCTTACGCAGAACGCGCTCGATTTCAGCGATGCCATCGCGGACATGTCAGATCGAACTGGCGTTTCAACCAAGATGATCCAAGAGTTCCGATATGCTGCCCAGATGGCAGGTTCGGACTTCGAGACTGCCGATGCTGGCTTGGAAAAGTTCTCAAAGACCGTTGGTGACGCGGCGAATGGCAATGAAGCAGCGATCAAGAAGCTGAACGAATACGGCGTCACCACTCTTGAAGTCGATAAGGCGGTGAAGCAAGCCGCCGATAGCATCAAGAAGATGGATAATCCGACTAAACAGATGTCCGCCACGATGGACCTGTTTGGCAAAAAGGCCGGTACCCTGACGCAGACACTCGCGGGCGGTTCCGAAGGTCTGGAACTCCAAGCTAGGGCTGCTCGCGATCTAGGTATCGTGCTGGAGGATGGCATTATCCGCAATGCGGGTCAGGCGAACGATCAGCTTGATACCATGAAGATGATCCTCAGCGCGCAAATGGCAGCTAATATCTCTGCCAATGCAGGCGCAATCGCGGGATTTGCCAGCGGCATTTCGAGCGTGACATCGGCGCTCATGAAGTTTTGGGCACAGAACCCAAGGACAGCAATGGGCATCATGGGCGCGATTGCCGGTGGTCTGGCTTCCGGTCCGTGGGGTGCCGCCGCTGGTGCTGCTGGCGGCATCTATCTTGGTGGCAAGATGGATCAAGCCATGCAGGACAGCAACATGGACCTGCGCTTTCGCCAGCAGAAGATGCACGAAGCAAGGCGAAAATATTATGATGCGAAGGCGGCAGGCAACATCGTTGATGGTGGGCCGCTCGCCACGATAAAATATGATACTCAGGGTCTATTGAAGGAATGGCAGCGACAAGTTGGGCTGCTCAACAAAGCGGTCGCTGCGGCAAAGACAGGTAATGCTGGTCAGGGCACTACGCTTCCTACGCCAACGCCAAAGCCTACTCCCGCTAAGTCCGGCCCATCGGCAGCAGAATTAGCACAGAAGGAAGCTGATCGCCTAGCTGCATATCAGGCTGATGTCGCCCGTGCCAATGCCGACTTGGCCCGCGCTTCTTACATTGATCGTGGCGACTACGCGCAGGGCTATGCTTTAGAGCGCGAAGCCATCGACAAGGAATTGGCGCAGCGCAAGCAGGAAATCCTCAATGATGTAAAGACGCAGCAGAACACCAGCGGCAAATACACTGAGGAAGAGGCGAACAGCCTCATTCAGCTTCAGGAGAAGATCGCTCTCGCGGAGAAGAGCCAGATTAACAACGAGGAAGCTGTCCGCATCGAAGCTGAACTTCTCAAAAGCAAGGAAGCTGAACTATCCGATCAACTCGACATGCTGAGCATAGTTGGCGAGATGGCCAAAACAGCCCGCCAGCGCCGCGAGGTCGAACTTCGCACGCTCAAACTGCAAAAGAAGCGCGAAAAGCTGGAACTTGAAGCTGTTCTGTCAGCAACCAGCACGGCTTCACCCGAAGAACGCGCAACAGCGCAGCGCAGGCTTGACGGTTTGGATGCCAAATATCGGGCGCTCTCGGAAAATGCGATCAAAAACACGATGGGGCCGTTGGAAAGCTATCTCGATAGCTTGCCCGGTAGCGCGGCCGAGGTTCAGGAAGCCCTAGAGGGCATCGGCACGGAAGGATTGCAGTCAATCAGCGACGGCTTGGCTGACGCCATCGTGAACGCGAAAAGCTTTGGCGATGTGTTCCTAGAGGTCGGGAAAAAGATCCTCGCCACCATCGCGGAAATCATCATCCAGCAGGCGTTCATTAAGCCCATTGGTGGGCTGCTCAGCGGCGCGCTATCGGGCATCGGTATCGGCGGCGGCAGCACTGGCAGTGATATTGTGATGGGCGGGGCCTACAACAATTACATGGGCGCTCATGCGAACGGTGGCCTTGTGTCATCGTCTGGCTGGAAGCTCGTCGGTGAGCGCGGTCCTGAACTTGCCTACCTGAATGGCGGCAGCAAGGTCATTCCCAATAATGTGCTATCCGGTATCATCGGGGATCGCGGCGGACTGACGATCCATGTCGATGCCCGCGAGAGCCAGAATGAGGCCCGCACTCAGGAACTCGTGATGAACGGCATTCTACAGGCCATGCCGATGATTAAGAAGCAGGCCAACAGCTACACGATGGATCAGCTTGGCAGGTCGAGGCTCTGAACCGCTGGCCGGAATAGCAGCAATTGCAGATAAATCAGTTCCAGAATAGCGAGAGCCACTTGCCTACGCGATAGATTACTTGCAAGATCGACAATATTTCAAGGATTACCGCGACTGGTCCGCGTAAAAGGTGCATTTCTATGGCGATAATTAGAAGCCTCGGTCCCGTAGCAATCTTCGGGATCGGACTTTACATTTCGGCAGCGATTATCCCCAGCCTGTGGGCTTTCATTGCAATGCTCGGACTTTCTGTAGGTTTCCTCTCTCCCCTCATTTTGTCCTTCTTGCCGGAAAGGGCAGCGCCATATGTTCCACGACATGAGAAGGTAGAATTCAGCCAAACTCAAATGCACGGCATTGCAGCGGCGCTGGCGCTGAGTGCCTGCGTTCTATTTTGGCTGGTTTACCGCAACGGCGATTTATTCAAGTTGCCAGTGGAACTGGCTTCATGTCTCCAATACACAATAGCAGCTACGTTAGGGCTTGCCGGGGCCATTGCAGCGATTACCACGTTTAAATGGCAGAAATAATTGTGCTTCTGGAACTCGGCTGAAGAGGAAATGGCTAGTGATGAAGGCGCTGATCGGAGTAGTGCTGGGGTTTCTTGCAATCGCAACTGCACCATCGCCAGCCAAGGCAGATGAGCTTTACAAATTCGCTCAGATATCGTGCGTCCCCAGACTTCACTATTTCTCGATCCGGCGTATTTCGATTTACAATCTCCCGTTTAGCGGCCCCTACAGAGACAAAGGGCTAGAAGCCAGCGAAAGATCGGCACTTGCGCTAGAACGGGATAACAGTTTTTGGGATGTTGAACATCTTACAAAGCGACCCAATGTTTGCGAAATTCCCCTAATGAGCAATGATCCCGTTCTAGGTCACTCAGCGATACGCATCTCCGTTATTGGGCGATACAAATATGTTTTTGACGACAAGACAGGACGAGAAATAATCAATAATAACACGGCGGATGTCATGGTGAATGGTCATAAGATAGCGGCTTTATCGTTCGGGATCAAAAGCCAGAGCGATGTCGTATCGGTGGAAGTGGAAAGAGATGGCATACAAATGAACGCCATTGTGTGTAGAGCACCATCCGGCATAATGAGCTATGAGGATGCTCCTTTGACCGGGCACAGTTATCAACTTAGTTGTCAGGTTTCTCCGTTATCGGAGTAACTTATAGGATCACCGCGCGTCAACCTCTCGCCCGATAAATAGCTGAAACGGGCGAGAGGCATATCAAGTGACAACATATCCGATCAGCGGGCCACCCCTTACACCATCGACCGAAGACATAAAGCTGGTCAACAATCAGGGTATCGCTCAGTCACCCTTTAGCGGCCACGCTTCTATCGTGAATAACTTTTCACAATGGCAAGTTCAGCTTTCCTTCCCCAACCAGCAGCGCGGCAGCAGCATAGCGAAACAGCAAATCGCTTGGGTCATGTCGCTGAACGGCACAGTGGGCAGCTTTCTTTATCAGCCCCACGGCAGCGGCAAGGCCATCATCGGCAAGTCGATCTACAATGGTGCTTACGCGGAAAGCAATGTTATCGCCGTCCAAGGCTGGACTGGAAGCGAGGCAACCGGGCTGGAGGTGGGCGACTATTTCAGCCTCAACAATTCGCTTCACCAGATCACGGTCGTTCCGACCAACGCGAGCAGCGGTCGAGCAAACATCGAGTTCCAGCCTCCGCTGAGGAAGGATTATGCCGGTGGCGCGATTGTAGAGTTTGTCGCGCCAAAGGTCGAATTGCGCTTGTCATCCGGCGACCAATCCAACGGCTACAGTCAGGACGCCGAGGTCATGTACCTGCGTTCGTTGAGTTGCGTCCAGAAGCTATAAGGGGGCGACATGCGCGACGGTATTACAGGGCCATGGCTCGACGCATTGGAAGCCGAAGGCATCCGCACCGCCATTATGGGCTTCCTCGATTTCAAAACAGAACCGGCACGGCTTTGGACAGGCTGGACGGCGCTCCAGCCTATGGGCAGCGGCGACATTTACCTCGACAATTATGTGTTCGATCCGATTGCCGAAGGCATCCCGATCCAGATTGGCGAGAATGCCTTCACTTATCAGGGATCGGAACAGCTATCCTTGGCGCTGGCAGTTCCACAGACGGCTCCCGACTCCCTTGTCGCGGCATCGCTGGACAGCACCGAATATAAGGGGCGTAAAGCTATTCTCTGGCGCGCTCTTATGATCTCGGCACCCAACGCCACCACTCCGGCCGTTTGGGCGTTCAGGCGCATTCGCAGCGGGATTATGGACAAGCTCTCCGTGTCCTACGACGGTCAGCAGCGCCTTTTCACCCTGACAATCGAAAGCCATTCGGCGTCGATCACGAACGCCAGTGCCAGCACATACCTCGATCAGCCGCTATTCGATCCCCTCGATACCAGCCAAGCCTATGCTGTAAGCATCGCCAACGATCCCCGTGTGCCTGGCCGCCTCGCAACGGGAGAGAATTGATGTTCCAGCGCACCAAATACTGGCCCGATGCCCTTTCGACCTATCTCGACCGCGTGAGCGAATATCGCTTCGATTGGGGCGCCGTCAAAGCTGATAGCCATGACTGCGCGACATTCATTTGCGGAGCGATCAAGGCGCAGACTGGCGTGGACATCACCGCGGATTTCGCGGGCAAATATACAAGCTGGAAAGAAGCCGGGAAATGGCTGATCGATAACGGCTACAGGTCGTTCTACGATTGCGCCAACCAGCGCCTTGGCGAGTCTGTCCATGCTTCTCAAGCAAGGCGCGGTGACATTGTGGGGAGACAAGCCAATGGCCGCTTCTATCTCGGCGTCTGCGTTGGAAAGTTCAGCTACTTCCTAGATGACAACAGGCTTGTTCCTTGGCCCTCAATGGACTGCGATGCTTGTTGGCGCATCGGCTGACCGCTAGCGGGAATGTATCCCAGATGCGGCATTCGAGTTCCACAACCGCGTTCTCGATCCAAATTCCCGTTCTGATTACCGAATGTGAATAGAGCGGTTACCGGTTGCGTACGCCCTTTTGAGTCCAAGCAGGGACGCTCCTCCAACTCCAGCACAAACTCACGCTCGTCGGTTATCGCCTCATGCGCGACAACATAGGAATGATAAAGGGTCCCCCGATATACGATCTTCGAACCATCCCTATCGAGTTCAAAGTCTCCGGTCTCCCAAGTCTCGTTGAGATATTTCGTGCGATATCGATATTCCAACGTCTTGCCTGGCAGCCCGATTGTCCACTTCGAACTCGTGTTTCTGAACGTGTAGCGATGGTGGCGCGAACTATGCGCCGGGGAGACAATCCCGATCGCCAAAACCAATGCCATCATGGTCGCTGCTACGCACTTTCTTGATTTCATGATTGACAGATACAGGATTGGCACACCGTTCACAATTGCTCGCAGGCAGCGCAATGCTGTCACGCCGCCAACCAGCAAACAACGCAAATAAATACCCTGTAACAAGTAGGGTATTTCAATGGGCAAAATCATTAAGTTCGTGGCGATTGTGGCTCTTGCCGCAGTCGCCATGGTTGCTTTCAGTTATCTAGCACCGGCACTTTTCTCAGCGTTCGGTGGTTCGGTCGCGGCCGGTATGACTGCATCCTCTGCTCTCGCGGCAGCAGGAACTAGCGCGGCGGCTATCGCGGCTAAAGTGGTCGCGGGCATGATCGTCACGCTGGGCATGTCGCTCGCTACTCGAATGATCATGGGCAAGCCCAAGACACTCGGCTCTGCTCTCAGCTTCAACATCACGACCGACCCGACAGCGCCGCGCAAGATCGTCTTTGGACGAACAGCGGCAGGCACGGACGAACGTTTTCATGAAAAGGTGAAGCGCGACAGTTGGGCCTACATGACCGAACTCATTGCAGCCAATTCGAAAAGTGCTTTCTGGACCCAACAACCGCGCGTGACTGCCATATTGAAGAAGGGCGATTATCTTCACAGGGTCATCGCTCTCGCAAGCCATCGCGTTCACAAGGTATCGAAGGTCTATCTAGAGGACGAACTTTCCTATCTCAATGGCAGCACCACCGGCAAATATGATGACAAAAGCGGCCTTGTAATCGGTGCGATTGAAGAGGGTGATGCTGAGAACGCAGAAAAGTTCGGCAGCGGCGATTATTGGAAAAACACTGCTACATTCACCGGCTGCGCCTATCTCAAAATGATCTTCCGTCTCAGCACGGACAATTACCCTGACGGGCTGCCAACCCGCATTACTACAATCGTTGACGGCTGCCCTGTCTACGATCCCCGCCTTGATAGCACAGTCGGCGGCGTCGGCTCTCACCGCGCCAATAATCAGGACACATGGTCTTTTATCAGCGGGTCGGAGGATATTGGCCGCAACCCTGCTCTGGCTCTGCTGACTTACCTCATCGGCTGGAAGATCAATGGCCGCCTTGCTTGGGGCATGGGCATTCCAGTGGATCGTATCGACCTCGGCAATTTCATGACCTACGCCAATATGTGCGAGGAACCCGTCGTCACGAATGATGGAACAACGACCAATCGGTATTTCTGCGATGTGCTGCTCTCGACAGCCGACACCCACGAAACCAACATCAACATCATCGCTGCGGCAATGGGTACAGCTAAGCTGGTCGATACTGCTGGCATGTATCAGCTTATCGGCGGCTATGATGACCTAGACGGCCCATCGATCACGTTCACGCCGGACGATTTGATTGGGCAATACTCTCACACCCCCGACAATCTATCCCTCAAAGACAGCTACAATATCGCTCGTGGTCGCTTCCCTGATCCTGAGAACCTGTACCAGTTGAACGATTGGGGACAGATCGAGATTGCTCCGCTGGACGACAACATGCCGCGTCCAGTTGTCCTCGATTTTGCGGCCATCTCCCGATTTGAGCAAGCGCAGCGCATTGCTAAGCAGAATCTAGTAAGAAACAAATATACCGGCACATTCAGTGGCATTTTCGGTCCCAAAGCATTCGCAGTACAGGTCGGCTCGCTTGTCCGCATGGTCGTCCCTGAATTGGGCTGGGTCACGAACGGAAAGCTGTTCCGCGTCATCAGCCAAAGCGAGACTGTGGACCTCGCGTTCAACATGACGCTCCAAGAGGAAGCTGCACAAATCTATGCATGGGACGACGACGAGACGAAAGAGCTTCCCCCTTACGTCAAAGTTCCTGCTTATGATCCGTATGAAAGCATTGGCGTTGAAGGGTTAGTTGCTTCAACGCGAACCATCACCAATAGCAACGGCGCACAAGTCGGCCAGATTGATGTTAGCTGGATCGCTCCCGATGCTGGCGTTCAAGCTATCCAGATTGAGTTCCGTGAACAGAATGGCGACACTTGGCAGACTGCAACTGACAGGTTCAGCCATGAAGCGGAGATGTTCTCGTTCTCTGCAATCGCTGGCGGCGTTAACCACATCATTAGAGCGCGCTTCCTCATGTTCAGCGGCATGTGGGGTAGCTGGACAGAGACGCAAGTTGAAAGCCTCAGAGACAGTTACGCTTCAAGCGTTGTCGGCTACTTAACCAATGAGAACGTCTCCTTCCCTTCCGACGCAACCGGCAACATCACATAAATATCGGGAGTTCCAATATCAGGTGACAGCATGACCTCCCTCGATACATTTAGTGGCCAATTCAAAATCTACGACAATGCGGTTGATGTGACGACCGGCAATGGCGCAATCTATGAAGTAGCATTTCAAGAAGGCTGCACTGTCACCATTGATAGCGCGACCGGCGCATACGGGGTGACAGCGGTTGAAGATGACAATGCGAATGCGACGTTCCGTGCATATTACAATGGTTATGACATCTACAAGACGTTCACCATCGCCAAGGCTCGTGCCACTGATGGAACAAGCAAATATATTGAACTAGCAACTAGCCACTTCTTCTACGCCTATGACGCCAATAATGCGCCATTGCCCCAGACCACTACTCTGACCCTGACAAAGTATAACCTCTCCTCGACAACGCAGTGGCGCTTGAAGAGAGTTGATAACACGGTTGTCGCTGAGGGAACCGCTTCTGCTCTGCTTATAGCCGGGAAGATCAGCAGTTCAGCAAACGCGAACAGCATCGCTATCGACGCCCCTCTCTTTGACGACCTATGCAGATCAAATGGCGTTTCGGCGCTCGTGATTGAGGCGGTCGTTGCAAATGGTAGCGAGTTCAGCACTGATAGGGTTACGCTCTATCAGATGCTCCAGCGTTCGCGCATTTCATGGGATAGCGTAACCGATCCCAACGGCACAAAGCCGGAAGACAATGCCACTGTTGGCGCACCAGAGGGGACATTTGTAGGCGCTCGCCCTGTCAGCGAGGTACTTGCCGACTTGGAGTTTAATGCCGACTCCATGCTTGAGCAGACTTTTCGCGTCGATAACATGGAAACAGTCTATGACGCCCGAACCTTTGTTGAAGGACAGCCGGTAGGCACGTTTGTTCTGAATGAACGAACCCAGCGCGAAACAGACATTGCCGCAATCAACACAACGCTCGATCTCATCGGCGCTAAAAGCTCTGACGGAACGGCTTTCATTCTTGATGCAGCAACGGTTCAAAGCCAACCCGGCAAGACCCTCGCATCGACGCTAGAAGAAATCAGCGCGGCAAATAGCGAGCATGAAGCATCGATTATTAACCTAAACGAGATTCTGGTGAGCAGCGACGGCGTAACCGCAAAGTCCGTTCTCCAAACAAATGTCGATGGTCACATCACCGGAACGGTAAACACCAATGACGGCACAGTCGGTGAGTTTGCGATTGTGGCCGATGTTCTGAGGCTGATCGACCCTAACGATGGAACGCCGATTCAGCCCTTCATCTACGCTGATGGCGTGATCCGAATGACCAATGTGGAAGTGGATACCCTGAAAGTCGGCACCACGGGCACGGTCGCAAATCCAACCACCACCTCAGCAACATCGCCTGTCAGTGGAACCGGAACGAGCAACTGGCATACGATTCTCTCGCAATCGATTACGCTCGCAGCACCCGCAACAATCTTTGCTCAGGCAAGCATTGCACAGGGATTTCCAGACGGCGACAAGACATGGAACCTGCGCCTGCGTATCAATGGGCAGGTCGTATTCCCGGCTGGCGGCATGAAGACCGACGACGCTGTTCCGTTGAGCGGTTCGCTTGCTCTGCCAGCGGGTACCTATACCGTCGATGTCATATTCGCTGCTGAAACGACCGTGACCGCGAATGCGCGAACGCTCTTCTCCATGACGATCTATTGATCGGTTGAACAAATCAGGCTCCATCCTGAGCTGCCATCCGCAATCGACCAGTTTTTGCCATTTGGAGTGGGCTTAACGTCTCCCGCAAGCAGACATTTTCACCCTTTCGTCAATATGCTCTCCAACAGCCCGATTAATGCGTTTCCCATATCGCTTGGAGATTCAACGTAGCCTGATTGGGGATAAAAATTATGCGGTCGAAAACCAATTCCTAGTGATGCGATCGATATTTGTGCGGCCGATACGATATGGTCGACCACCTCCTGCAAATGATCGGTCAGATATGTTGGCCCATTTTCTGAAAGTGTGGAGTCATCCACTGGTGCGCCGTCAGAAAGCACGATCAATATCTTACGATTTGCTGGATGATCTAAAAGGCGTCTGGCTGCCCACTCGATTGCTTCACCATCAATATTTTCCTTCGCCAGATCATGGCGAAGCATTTGCCTGTAGACCCAACCTCCGGTGCTGGCACGGTTATCGGTGAAACTACGATATATGATGTGCAACAGGTCGTTCAAACGGCCGGGATTACGAGGCCGAAAGCGCCATTTCCATCGATTGCGTGAACGACCGCCCTTCCAATGCGAAGTGGTAAATCCCAGCACTTCACAAGAAACACCAAGTGTAAGTAGGAACTCCTGAACGATGTCAGCCGTCGCAGCCGAAAATAGCATTTTCTGGCCTCTCATCGATCCTGACTGATCCAATAAGAGCGTGACCGCCGTGCCGGTAAGTTGTTCCTTGCTCAAATGGCTTCTGACACGGGCGTCAGTATCTGCGGCCAAAAGATGAAGCTGTGTTCTCCAAGAAAGCAAGCCTGTCTGAACGACGTCCCAAGCTTCGTCCAACGCTTTGGCATTCGCGTTGGTCAGTGGACCAAGGACATTATCAAGATGATCTGCATCGATCTCAATATCGAACTTGGTCGTGTAGGGGCGATAGGTGGATTCAGGCATATAGGGCGGTCTAACGTGGTTCGCGTGATGATGCCAGCAACCCTGTCTTCTTTGCCAGACGCACGGCTCAAAACCGGACCGTCCATTCCCCACCCGTCCCGGTCGCTCCCGAATTTTTGGAAATGACACTGCCAAGCATCGTTGCTGGACCGATAAGTAACATATGTCCAGAACACTCGATCAGCTTGATACCGATCTTGCCGCGCTTGAAACGACCGTTGGCGCGGAGTTGTCGCCTAGCCGTGCCGAACTCACCAATCAAATGTCGGAACTGATCGACAAGTGGAATGCGCGAGAGACGCAATTACGCGAATGGATGACCGGCACGATCAACGGCGGTCCCAATGGTGACGGCCATTACCCACTGTCCGATTCCACCGGCTACACCCAGCTCGCAGCCTGTCCTGCGAAACTGAGGGATATTTCACAGGTCATTATCCAGCGGATCACCCCTACGTCCTCAAGCCTGTTCGTGGACGCACATGCGGGGCCGGTGGCGCATATCACGCTCAACACGGCCAGCCTGAACCTCACCGTGGGCGTTACCACCGTCGATACAGCCCATGAGCATCGGCTGCGCCTGTATCTCACGCAGGACGGATCAGGGGGCCGGGATATTAGCTGGCCCTCGAATATCGTCTGGAACCAGCAGCGCGAGCCGATCTTGTCGGTAACGCCGGGTTACACCGATATTATCGACCTGACGAGCATCGACGGCGGCGTGACTTGGTTCGGTATTTTTGCCGGGGTGGCGTTCACCTCATGACCGGCACTTTCTCAAACGACATAATCAGCATGATTATCAGCCTCCACAATTTCGTGGAGCGATATACCGGCGATGCCGCCGTGGGCGAGGACGCCAATTACCTCGTCAACAATGCCGGGGTGGTCAACAATTCGCTGCATTATGAAAGCGGTCGCGGCAGCTATTTGCCCTCAAACGCGGCTACCAGCGAAAGCCAAGTGCTGCTCGCGCTGGGTTATATCCGCGCCTTTGAAGCAACGGGCATCCCGGTATTCAAAGAGCGTGCCATCAAGTTCACCGACGCCTATCTCGAAAACTATTTCCCGGCCTATGCACTGCCGATCTCCGTTGGCGAATGGCGGCATCATTGGGTGATCAACGGCAAATACCCGTTCAAGGTGCTTGGGCCGGTCGATACGCGAGATTATCAGCAGTCCGGTTCGTTCGACCTTGTCGTGGATTTTGAAGATGGGATCGGCTTCATCCCGCACGGCTCCCCGAACTTTGGTGAACTGACTGCCCGCGTTTATTTTGCCTACGGCCCTGTCGCCACCGCAAAGCTGCTCTGGAAGAACGTCTTTGCCGATGTGCTGGCCGATACCGGCGAGAAATATGCAGTGGACTATTTCATCGACAGTCGATTGATGAAGATGGATGCCAATGGCGTTGAACTCGGCATCGAGGAAAGCGAGACAGCCGGGAAAATCAAGCTGGCTGTGCCGTTCACCGGACAACTCAAAGTTGTCTCTGCTGCCCGTACAGGGGCCGTCATTGCGCGCAACAATGGCTTCGATGCTTGGCCTATGTGGCGCAAGCTGGGCTATGGCGAGTGCGCGAGCGCAATGGATGTTGAACTCTGGCACATCGAACTGTTCAAGGCGATGTACGACAGCACCGGCAACACGGACTATCTGCGCGCCTTTAACTCCGCAGCATATTCGCTCGACTCTGCAACGCGACTTGACCCAGATACCTACTACTTCAAAAAGAATCTAACCACTTCCAAAGCCTTCAAACATGGCATCTCTTATTGGTCGCTCAGCAACACCATTAGAACCGCATTCGTTGGAGTTGATCGCGGCTACAGTTCTATCACGAAATATGCGGAAACTGGCTCTGACATTGCGGAACTGGAAGTCGCCCAGACCGCTATCATCAATCGGGTTACGCCCGAAACAGTCCTTAACTGCGAAATGCTGCTGAACAGCCCCAATACCTTCTGCGATCTGACCATCACTGTTAGCGCCGAACTGGGAGCAGAACCGCAAACATTTAGCCAAGTGCTGCTTGCGAACGACAGCCTCAGTTCAGTGCCAGCCCGCGCCTTCAAGTTGAAGACGTTTCGCAGCAAGAAGAAAGGCGATGGCACGAGCTACCTGACCGCCGATCAAGCGGAGTTCATGCCCAATTCGGGCGCAGTGGCGACGAAGGAGATGGGCTATGTCAATGATCGCTTCGTCGGCTATGCCAGTATTTCCCTGCCATCCCCGGAAGCATATTGCGTCGTAGGGTTCTGGACCGTGACATCGGGGTCGATCGGTCTCGACACGCTCACATATCGCCTCGAGTCCCGTCGCTGCGCTATCACTATTCAGGACGCCGACGGATGGATTTGGGGCAAGGAATTGGCCGCAGGAACAGGTAGCTGGAGCCAATATACGCTCAGCGCCGGGGATCTCACGCCATGGCCCTATCAGAACAACACTGGGACGCCGCCAAGCGCCTTTCCATCCGGCACCAGCTTCAACAGCTTCTCCTTTGCGCCGATCCCTGAGACCGGGCCGGCATCTATTGATGTGTATTGCTATGGCGACGAGCCGACGAACTTTGACCTTCCCGAAGCGATGCTGACGGAGGTGAAGCTGAAAATGAAAAGCCGCGCTGCGATCACCGTCAAATTCGGGGATATGTACGTCTCGAACAGCTTGCCGATCAGCTACCGTTACAGCCCCGGCGTCGTACCATTCACGACTGACAAAGCGGGGAAGGAAGGCACGAAATTCTGGCGCGGTACGCCCTATGTTGCGTATCAGTATCCTTCTGTCTGGGCGATGCTAGGCAAGCTGGATCATGTCAGCCAGGTCATAGAATTCTATGTGGACAGCCAAGACGATTACGAGGTCAAAACCGGACTGCGCGGTCCCTTCTCGCAGGTTTATATCTGGCCCAAGTGGGATAACGTCGCATATGGGCAAGCAGAGGGCTTTTCAGCAATCGGCCCCGACCCGAACACATATTGGGGCGGCTTCCAAGCGCGCTCCTTCAACGGTGCTGCCAGCCTATTGCTGCAACTGAACAGGGACGGCAATGCGATCCCGACCGCGCTTTATGAGGTGGTCGATGATTATGCGGCTTTCCTCGTCGACTTCCTGCGCGATAACGGCAATCAGCCGCCGACATATTTTGCTCAGGACGGCTCATCGCTGCCTAGCACATCCTACGATGAGCCGCATATTGCTGCGCTTCATATCAACGCCCTATCGGCGCTGATCGAAGCCGGTCATTCGACCGCCGACATTCTTGAGGCGCGCGAACGCAGCCTTGGCTACCTCTTCGCCCTGTTCAGCAAGAGCGGGGATATGTCGGGCAGCTTTTCGCCAAGCCCCACTACGCGACTGTTCTACGGGTTCTGGGTAGGCGAAATTCTCAGGGCGCTATCATCGTCAATTCTGGTGGAAGATCAGCAGTTGCGAGCGCCGTCATCTGTCGTCGCAGAACCAGAGCAGATGGAGTTTGAAGAGGAAAGCTTTATCACCCTCGAAACAGGAGAAGTTCTGGCGTTCGACTTGCCGGTCATCATGCCGCCGATTGAGATGGAATTTGCGGGGCAAGTTACGATCTCGACAGAAGCAGGAGACGTCTTGGCGTTCGATTAAATAAAAACAAAAAACAGGAGACGCCATGGCGACAAAGAAGATTTCCGAACTCAGTAGCGTGCCAAGCGTTGACGGGACAGAGACGTTCCCGATCTTGAAGTCCGGGTTCAATTACAGGATGACTGTCGCGCAAGTGGTGGGGTGGATTGGCAATGCGACGGCATCTGTGGCTGGCTTCCTATCTCCCTCCGATAAATCCAAGCTGGATGCCATTGAAGCTGGCGCTACCGCAAATGCGAGTAACGCGGCGCTTCGTGATCGCTCCACACATACCGGCACCCAAGCAGCCAGCACGATTACCGGCCTTGCGCCCGTCGCTATTAGCGGCAGCTACAGCGATCTATCCGGCGCGCCGGTCCTCGATACCAACTGGTCGCATCGCCCGACGGCCGCCTTTCAGAGCGCGACCGGCACGACGCAGGGAACCGCCAGCGCGATCACCAAATCCGTTTTCCATGTCGGCAGTGCGGATGCCTCGAATACCGGCATCATCCTGCCCGCTGGTATGACGCTCGGCACGGTGTTCACGATCTTCAACGGCACGGGCACCGGGCTGTCGATCTATCCGCCGGCTGGCGGGCAGATCAACTACGCGGGGGTGAATGCGCCCTATACACTCGGCGCCTATACGCCGCTGACTATCGTACTGATCGATCAGGCGAACGGCGTCTATCAGCAAATCTGACGCGAAGCCCATGGCTATGGCTGGAAGGGGTGGTCAACCGACCGACCGGTAGCGAATGCAAATTCAGATTACTGCCATTGAGCCATACGCATCATTGCGCGAGCTTGCGGATAGTCCGCTTCGACCACGCTTACACAACCCTCGATAGACTGTAAGCGGAAATTAACGGAACTGGTGTTTACGGAGGGTGTGGGAGACCCGCTGTTGTCGAAGCAGGCTATCTATCGAACAGGCTTATTGCTCTTTGGGCTTTCATATTATTGGTGGAAGCACCAAATGACCCCGTGGGTTTTTCTCATCTTGGGGATATTTTGCGCCGTATTTTTTCGTCTTATTGCCGAACGCTTCGGAAAAGATAGCGGTTGAAGCGCTTCATTTGTTCCCACTTCCAAGGTGGTCAATTGAATGTCCGCAATCAGGCAATCGAGAATTGGCCGCGGATGGCAATTTCTGGTCGCTTCCAGTCACCGTCCCCAGATCATGTTCACCAGCAACAGTATACCGATAGCGGTCCCGATGATAACCGTTGCAGGACGGCGGCGGCGGGGCATCCGGTCATACCAGCGGTTGCCGTAGCCGAACGGTTCATAAGACACCGGCTTTTTGGGGTCGCTTTCCATCTTCAAATTATGTCCGGTTTGCAGAGTGGCAGCAAGAGGTAGGGGTGACAACCATTGGTCGTTAGGCGACATCCGTCACTGAGCGAACTATGACGTTCAAGGCCTCCGGGTGGTCAGACCTTAGAGGCGGTTCCAAATCAACTGCGCAGCGAGCACCATTCCGCCGCTCCAAATGACCAAGACGGCTATGAGGCCACCCGTAGACACTGGTTTGCGTTGTTCGCTCGCCTGCCTACGGAGGTCGGCCATGACATCATCAGGGATAAGCTTGATCGCAGCCAAAATTCCCAACGGCACGACCAGCAGGTCGTCAAGATAGCCGAGTATCGGGATGAAATCTGGTATGAGGTCGATAGGCGACAGCGCATATGCAGCTACGGCCGCCGCGAGCACTTTGGCATACCATGGCACACGCGGATCGCGCGGAGCCAGCCAAAGGGCAATGACGTCACGCTTAATGTCACGCGCCCATTTCCTCAGCCATGCTATCCGTTCCTTTTTCATGGAACCATCATGAGCGCCCATGTAAATGTCTGCAAATGGTCGCATGCAAAATGCCCGGTGTTGACTTAAGGCGACGCCCGGCAGCGTTAAAGCGTTCTCTCATATAGACGAATCGAAAAAGTCATCCCATGCTGCAACCGCTGTATTTTGCAGCGACAGGGGGCAGGTCATGGAGTGTGGGCGTCGAGGATTTATCGCAATGATCGCGGCGCTCGCACTTGTTGGCGCTGAAACTGAGGCAGATGCGCGTCGTAGCCGGTCCAAGCGTTCCAGCTATCGTCGGCGCTCTTCCTACGGGTCAAGCCGTTCCTATGGTGCCTATAGTGGCGGCAGCGGTGGCGGAGGCTATTATGCCAACTGCTCTCAAGCTCGTGCTGCCGGTGCTGCGCCCATCATGGCAGGAGAGGCAGGCTACTCACGGCGTCTGGATCGCGATGGCGACGGGGTGGCCTGCGAATAGTTGGCTGCGAGGGGAACGGGACAATGCCCATGGGATCGCGCCACGACGAAACAGGGTGGCTGAACGAACGAGACGGCCAATGGCTGCTGCGCCGCGACGAGGGTGGCCGCTGGCGTCTGGACGTAGGGTTCTGGACTGCATGGCGATCCCGTAAGCTAATCGGCAAGCGGGTACGCATTGTCGGGACGCGGGGCGAATTCGACCTGCTAAACGTTGATCGGATCGAGGCGCTCTAATGATTTCAGCGACCAGCCTGACCGGAGCAGCGGGCGAGCGCACATCAAAGGTCGAAAAGCTGGAAACCACCATCAATGGCAACCATGGTCAGCTCAGTGAGACATGCATGTCTTTAATAGTTTCCCGGAGGTGGGCAGGCAGCCGGTGCAGTAAGGCGGCTGGAACTTGTACATCGTTAAACTGATCGCTGAACAAATCAATTCGAGCAATATGATAACCGTTAACCGCCTTAGACAATTGGCCACTTTTTGAGCGGTAATTTCGTTCTAGGAAATCGAGAAGCTGCCGCATGTCGGAGAGTTCGACATTCGACTTAAACTCAATGATTAGTTCAATGAACTTGCCGTCCTTGCGTGCATGCTCATTCGGACTGAACCGATTGGAGGCCGGAAAAATGTGTTCGATATTACGGGCCAGCCGGCGCTCAATCTGGTCAAGCCGATCAAGAATAAGCTGGTCCGCTTCAACGACCTTCTTCGTAGGCTCTAAAACCTCGAAGGTCCCAAAAGCTTCGATAAATGACCTAAATGATCCATCTCTCTGCTGCTGAAGAAGTCTTCCAATCTTCTCTGCCAACTTTTCGATAAACTCGTTAGTCTGGTGGATGTGAAGATCGCGAGGGTATCCAAGATGTTCAATTACCTTCGTGTCGAACGGAATGGTAGCGAAATCGTCTGTTATGATGATTACCGGCTTTTTGAAAGTAAGCCTCATCCCCAGTTCGAACATCACATTAGGATTTAAACCAGATACATCGCAGACCACCACAGGGTTGTCGTAGAGGTTGCTGATGATGCGTTGTTGGATCACGTCACCTTCAAAGGAATCGCTGACGATCTGCGGTAACATGCCCGCTTTCTTAACTGCTGCGTCTATGACCCGACGTACATCAATCCAGTGAGCAGCGTCATATATCGGGGGCATCGCCGAAATGGGCATGATAATACCACAAATTGGCTGGACCCCATCCTGCTTACTCGACTGCTCAGTTGACGCCTTAGCCATCTGCTTCCCCCGAATGTATCAGGCACAGCTGATACCAAACCGTTTCCTTTCGGCAATTGAATTCTGCTGTACAAGAGCAGGATTAGCGCGCCAATTATTGCCACTTTCTGACCCTGATAAATTCGACCTATGAATATTTCCCGCCATATCTGAACGCCTTTGATGCTGCCCACTTACTGCTGCGGACGGGTCGCTTCTTTTGTGGCACCGGCTCGGCTCTGGGGATTTTGATGATCTCTCCGCCTTTTTCGATATAGGCGCGCACCAATTCTTCGGTAGTCATCGCCCGGCCCTCTTTGCTGCTTCCTGAGCCTGACGAAGCGTCCGGCGTGCAGCCTTACGTTCTTCGGTCCAGCCTGCAATCTTCTTCCCCTTCTTGGCATCACTGATAGCCAGACAATGTTCTTCGGTCTTTCCCTTCCCGGCGAGTGACTTGCTGATGCTCGCGCAGTGGGAGGGACGCAGCTTGTCGCCCGCAGTTGGCAGGTTGATCTTGGAACTCTTCATGCGGGAGCAAATCAGAGCCGTTTCGATGTTATAGATGCCTGACGAACAAGCCGCATAACTCTTCCATGTCGCAACATAGGCGTATGGACTCTTCTCGTCCTGCTGATAACGGATGCGGTCGGCATCAATGGCCTTCTGTAAGCTGGAGAGTTGGCGCTTCTCGAAAAGGCTTAGGAATTCATCGAACGTGAGGTTCACGATCATCCCCGCGTCGGTCTTTCTCCTGACTGTGGTGGAATGCCATGACCTGAGATAGGCAATTAGTTGGGTTGAGATGTTTTCCATCTTCTGTTCTCCTGAACGAAAAAGTCCGCTGCGCGGACTGTCATACACGCAGCGGACCAAGACTTTTCCGTTAAGGATGAAACATCAGACCTGCTGCCGAAGAACGGCAGTTTGACAGTCTGCGTTTCTTCTAACTTTATTTATACTACCATCACCGACAGCACGTCACTATCTTCTCAACCTGATGTGGCGATTTACCCGACCAATAGACTAGGTATATATATAGTTCGCGCCATTGCGGCAACGAACTAAGTTGCGAACCAATAGACTAGATATATTACTCTTAAGAGTAATACACCCAGCCCATTTGGCTCCCAGCTAAGATCATTACCACAAGTGCGACCCGGCGTGGTTTCACACGCCTTCCGCGCATTCGCTCACGCTCATGTGCTCAGGCGGCGAACCCACTTGGGTCATTTCTTTGATTTTCGTGTTCTGGGTGCTTCGCCAGAACTATCGTCTGCGACGCCGCCAGAAGTCCTGCGGACAGCCAACGCTCCGCTTGTGCCTTCGCTTCGCTCAGGATAGAGTTGGAGGGCTATGGCTGCGCCGAGGAAATACGGCCCCAACCCTCAGATGCCCTGCAAGGCCCGCATCCGCAGCCGAGCACTGCGACAGCACAATACAAGTCCTGACGCACTGGCGGGGTTTGTAGGGGCTTACAGGTGAGGTTATTGTAGTCCCCCGCATTCCCGTAAAACCCCTACCATATTGCCTGCTACGATGTTCCCTTAGCTGTTGCGCCAGAGCTACTAGTGCTGGGCTTTTTCTTCTTCTTCAATTGGCCGTTGGCGTATCGGAGGCCTGCCTTGATCTCTGCCTCGCGCTGTTCCTTAGCCTGTTTTTTTGCCAAGTACCGGCGAGCATCTTCTCTGTCCTTCTCCACCTTTTTTGAACCAGCCTCTAACTTGCGGTAAAGTATCTGCACTTCCCGGACAGTCCTTTCGCCTCGCAACTCAGCAAGCTTCTGCCTGAGCTTCTTTCCTTGCTCGCGGGCCTTGTCCTCATCGGCTTGGCTGACGGGCGGCTGACCAAGGACAGTAAGAACCGAACGCTGGCCATAGTTCCGTGGCGATGCGATACGATGCGAGCTTGCGAACTCGTCCCTTAACAGTGGCGCCGGGAACTCTATATATGCCCAGTCATCATCCCAAGTCTCCTTATGGTTCTGAGGATCAAGCTGCTTAAACTTGGGCTTGTCATGGTCGGGCACTCGTTCGTCAAACGCTTCTTGCAGACGTTCTGACGCCTTGTTGATCTCGCTTTCTGCTCCTTTGTCGCCTCGCGCCTGCGCCGCCTTGCCGCGCTTAACGAGAAGTTGGACTTCTTCCCAATATGCGCCCGCCTCAGGGGTGAGGATTGCACCTCCAATTTCATCGGCATTCTTGTTGAACTCCTTTGCAACCTCGATTTCGGCCTTGATGTCATCTAAGACCGACTGAGGGAAAGTTCGTTTGAGAACATCGGCCTTGTGGTAGAACTCATGGTCATTGTTGAGAGGCACGAGGGCTTGCCGCGCAGCCGCGCGCTGAAGTGGTGTAATCATATAAATTGTCCTTTGTTGTGGGGAGGCTGAGGCCTCCCCATGAGCCTTAGTTCGCTTCGACCGACTGCTTGGCCACCAAAGCAGCGCGAGCGTTCGCCTTCATCTCCGGCGTGAGTGTTACTTCCCCGGAAGCAATATTGTTGATCTTCTCGCCCTTCTCGGCTTCCTGCTCGGCTTTAAGCTCCGCTTTGAGTTCAGCCCTGAGTTTGAGATCGTCATATGCAACTTCGGCGAGCTTCTTCAGTTTGGCAGAAGCATCTTTTTCCGCGACACCTCGAACAATAAACGATCCATCCGAACCCTTCTCGATAACAAGCGTAAAATATGCTGCGGTGCCTTCAGGCAGTTTGATCGCGTTGGTGTCGAGTGAGATGGAAGCTTGCGGTCCATCCCGCAGATAAAGTTTGCGCTGCTCCTCTTCTCTCTTCTCACGTTCGGGCTTTTCATCTGCTTTTGCTGCTGCAAGCCGCTTGATAACAATGGACTGTGAACCACCCTGCGCCATGATCCAGTCAGTCATCGTCTTCACATCGCTAGTTTCATCGAACCCGGCCTCATCGAGGGCTTCCATGGTATGGAAATAGCGCTTCATGTTGGCGTCAGGCACCCACTTTGGATACTCGTTACCGTCGATAGCCTTCACCTTGTCAGTACCGGGCTTTTCCTCACCACAAGAGGCAGCGATCCAAGGCGAAAAGCGATTAACGTTGCCGGTCATATTGATTTGATGCTGGGACAAGATGAGCGCCTGAACGCTGGGTGCTGATTTCAAGAACTTCTTGCCTGCCTTGAAGCTGGTAGCGACGATCATTCCCAATGCGCGATTACCGCGCATTTTCTTGTAGGTGCTTTGTGCTTTGTCCAATTCGCTTCGGACATCTGCAAGGCTCTGCTCGTAGGCTGCGTCCTCCTCAAAGGCCGCGTCATCGATGGTGTTCTTGGTTGCGTCTGCGTCAGTCATCTTTTCTTTCTCCTCAATTTCCAGCGAGGCGTCGGTGCGTCGTGGTGAGGAATTGATAAGCGCTGGTTGTCCTGATACGTGATTATCAAGATCATTTTCGACACAACGAGATAACCTTCATGTCCCCGACCCAACCGAAGCGCCGCAAATACCTTCGGAACGGCGACCGTTGGGTGACTACGGAGGAGGTCGTATTTTGCAGGCTTTGGTTCGAGTTCCTGATCTTCAGCCCAAGTTATGAACTTGCCCGGAAGCATCGTGCGGGCACGCTAACTGATGCGGATCGAGCGCGACTACCCGCCGATTTCACAGACGTTCTGGCTGTCTATGACGACCTTGGGGATATACAGCGGATCGAATTTGATGATTGGTGGCAGGACAGAGGCATTCAACTTTTTGGCTATCAAGGAGAGACGCCAAGGATCGGACCGATCGACGTGCTGGTGCGGGAGAACCCGGCCAAGCTAGAAACGCTGATTGTGAGGGCTGACGAGTATATCAAGGGAAGATGGCACCGGCAGGGTGAACAGCCTGCTGCCATTCTCGCGATCCCTCTCGGTTTGAGTAAGGCTCAAATATCTCTACAGTTGGACCATCTTCTTTCTCTTTACGATGACGACCTTAAAGAGATAAAGTCCGAACCACCGAAGTATGGATTGCACGGAAGAAAACGCGACACGAAAAGTCTACTTCGATATATGAAGTGCCTGCTCGTTAAGGCGCAGTTTCCGGAGCTTAGGCTCTATCAAATTGGAGCGATCGCTGAGTTGAGTTCGACGTATAGCTCTCGATTTGAGGAGGAAGAGGATATCGAAGATCGCCACGCTCTAAAAATTCTTACCAGCAGAGCTATTAGTCGCGGCCTCATGATAGCCGAGAACGCAGCACGGGGCATCTTTCCCAGCTATACGAGGAATGAACATACTGTTGCGCCGAATTGGGAAGAGATGTGCCGGGTCATCGATAGTAGGGGAGACTGGCTGGACGGCCTTGAAGAGGACAATTTCAATCATGAGTCCATGCCTCAATGAAATCGAAATCCCTATGGCTCGACAGTTTAGCAAAATACGCTAGGAAATCGGGCATGACCCTGCCAAGCGGCTGATCCGGTTCGAGGGCGGAAAGCTGCTCAGCGGCAGGCGACCATTCTTCGTCATTAGCAGCGCTCATCGATCTTCCCATTTGCGGACATCTCCTACGTTTGATATTTTTGGCTTGTGCGGATTAGATTTGCAAAAGCCATCACATATCTAGGCGTCCTCAACTGGTGCGCCTTTATAGCAATGTCGATTTATCTTCACGGTGATGCCCTGAGTGGAAAGATCTCTGCGGGTCACTATTTTCTGGGCAGCCATGGTCACTTCAGCGAAGTGACGAGAGAGATTTACACCTTCAGCATGTGGCACGGCTACAGTGCATTTTTGGGTCTTTTAGCTACATTCGGCATAGCAAAGTGGCTACGGGGGCGGGACCGCTGACGACCACTTGCAGCCGCAAATCTATGAAGGCACAACGCCCAAATGAAGACGTTGTTTATCGGATTGTTGTTCGCTGGCGCGTTTGATACGCCACCTGTGCTGGTACGGCCGGAAATCGCGATACAAAAAATCACAGCATGTGGATTCAAAAAAGTCGATTCGAAATTCGATGACACGCTTCAAGAAGATGTAATCGAAGTTCTGGACGATGTCTCAATCTCTGATGAGCAACTGCGGTGCGCGGCGCTGGTCTCGCTCTCTTCGAGTTACTATGTCACGTTTCCCGCGACGACAGAGAAGGCATATCAGCCGTTATATTGGAGCCTGTCGCGTGAACAGGGAAAGGCTGATGCGAAGGCTTGGTTGGACAAGAGGGGACTGCTTTCTCGCTTGCCGACCTACGATCCGAAACAATCTAACAATTCGGCTTTTGTCCGCTCTCTTGAGAAACTTTGCGGGCCAAAAGCCTCTGGAACCCTTAAAGTGTTAAACGGCATGGCTACATTCAACGACAGCGCGCTTGCCACTGGCGCATTGGATGAGGAAACCCTGTGGTGCCTAACCAACGCAGCGGCGGCGTCCGGCTATCCACTAGGCTTCATCGGAAATGAAGCCGTCGCTCCCGGTTCGCCGCATCGGTAAAGCTGCCAGTGCAAACGGCCATTTTTTGCCATTGAGCGAGGACGCGACGTGCGCCGATAGCGGACGCTTGTGATGCCTGCTAGGATGGTCGAATGAACGAGGATGTCGCGAACTGGCAGATGCGCGGACAGGTTTTTGTCTGGCGCTACTCGGCCTCCCGAAGTTCTCATAAGGGGTGGCACTTTTCAGCCGAACCGGCCGCGTGCGGCGCATTAGTTGAATTGCTCGCATACATGCGATCCGCTGCTGAGGCAGTTCATAGGACCATCAAGCTTCGTCGGCCGACACCATCGATTTCCTCCGTGCCGGGCTATGGCGATCCGAAGAACGATGATTTCGAAAAGCTTCGGATCATTTTTGACCCGTCCTTCTCTGACCTTCAGTTGCAGCTGACGAACGACCGCTTAGAGCTGTTTGTGGGAGAGGGAACGGTGCGACGACATCCTGACCGCGTTAACCGATGTTCAGAACGGAAAAGGGGATTTTGCGTTCGGTCCCAATCAAAAGGGAGCTTCACCACCGATCTGGTTTTGGTGGATGCCTTGGAGGGGCCAGCCCTATGCCCGATAGCGACCAGTTCGGGTCATTCGGCAAAGACTTGATCCATCCGCAAAGCCGTTATCTGCCATGGCTGATCCAACGATACGGGCTGAAGGTTATCGGGTCATCCTGAGGCTCATCGTGGTTCAGGCTGTCGGCTGCCATGATGACCCTTTCGCTCGATACATACCAAACGAACCGGCACAACTTTGGGAAATCCGATGCTTCCACGCATAGGCGTTCACCGCCGCGAAACTTCTCCGTCCACCATTTTCCCTTGTAAGTGCGGAGGGCTCGAAAACATACGCTTTTCGACCAGCCACCGTTCCTGTCGAAGCTTTCGCCGGGCGGACATCCGCCGATGAAGACGACATTCACCCGGACGCCCGGATACGGTTCGTAGCGCCGGTCCACCCCGATCATGCGTCCAGCAAACGCTTCGACTATCTGCGGGCCTGTCATCGGCAACCAATTTGGGCGGTCCAATTTGAGCGGTGGCAAATGTGATGGCGTCAGCCTGCCCTGAGACACCTGTCCTGAAGCCGCCGGAATAAAGGCCGATGCTGCGACAGCGCCCAATAGCAAAGTTTGAAATAACATCTTGAACACGCGACCAACCTACCACTTTAGTGGACCACTTCAACGGCAGCTTTGCCTGGGGCATCGCTCGAAACCAGACAGTCGCCATTCCACCCATCCCGGTCGCTCCCCACCTCGAACTGCTGCCAGCAGGCCATTGGCCAATTTTCATCCCTCTTGCCGAATCGTTCCTGATTTGTTCTTATGCCTGCATGACCCAACCTGATTCTCTGTGGCTCGCTCAGAGCCTCCTCAATGCGCCCGGATGGGCACGAGTTGCACTGACTGCACCAAACGAGCGCCTGCGCGAGCAAGCAGCCGTCGAACTGGCGCAGACCATCATTGTCGCTATGGAACGACCACCAACGATCCACGACCTGCGGCAAATGACCTTGCCGCTGTGATGCACGTCGGATGCACGCTATTGGCTGCATTTTCCTAAGAAATCTGCGGATAGCGGATTATTGTTTGCGCTTACGCAAGCATCGTCGTCGGCCTGCCTGACAAGGCGGT